AAGCGTTCCATATCACCCCCCAACAACTCCCGACCGGTACCCCCTCCCCTCCGACCTGACCTACCCTGACCCAACCCGCACCGCCCGACCCGCCCGACCCGCCCGACCAGGCCCCCTACCCCTTGACCCCTTTGGCCCGCGCTCCGCGCTCGTGGGGAGTGGGGTGTATTGGGTGTGTCTAGTTTGCTAATTGCGAACCGCGCCTAATGCGTTTGAAAATCCCTTCACACTGAAAACATCATGAGTAAGTACAGTCAGGTGGTACACCTGTCCAGTTAGTAGTAGGGTACATATGGAACGCTTCCTTGACTCCCTCAGCCACAAAGCCTTTCAATCCACTCTGAGGCTCCTGAGCGCCCCCCCCTGCTATTTTTGGCTCAGATGTGACTCCTGGCCCGTATTTTATATTTGGGTCCCACAGGGGGCTTCTCCTTGATTTTGGGACTCCTGTTGCCTCTGGTGTATTTATCTCTATATAATGCGTCTTTACTGCGGATCTGTAGATCACTAATGCCATAGAGATAGAGATAGAGAAAGAGATATATATCTATAGTTACTAGGTGTTAGGCTTTTTGGCATGCCTAAGAAGAGGAACTACAAAAGGGAGTACGATAAATTCCATGGCAAGTCAGTACAAAAAAAACGGAGGGCTCTCCGTAATAACGCCAATAGGGCTGCTAAGAGGGCTGGTACGATCAAGAAGGGTCAAGAGATTGACCACAAGGTTCCGCTCAGGAGTGGGGGCAGTAATAACCCAAGTAACCTCCGCGCGGTCAGCCGTAGGACTAACCGCAAAAAGGGCTAGGGGCATTCTTCCCCCGCTTATCGTGGAGTATCTTTTGGTGGTTCTTCTCTTGATCTTCCTGTTGTCGAGGCTCTAGGATGCCCAGGAAACTCACATGGGACTCAGTACGAACGCCAGGTCAAGCGCATCAGTTAATGGTGCGGGAGGGGCTCTGCGAGCCGATGGTGGCTAGTGGCTGGAGTAAGCCCGTGAAGGGTCATCGCCGCAGTCTTCAGCGGGCTTTGAATTTGTACCTGGATGAGAATCCGGAGTGCCTTGAGCAGATTGTGATGGGTATGGTTCACCGGGCTCGTATGGGTGATGCTAAGGTGTTGTCAATGTTGTGGGACCGGATTGATGGTGCTGTAGTGAAGAAGACTACGAACGAAGTAGATGTGCATATCAAGCGCTATGGGTTCGCAGAACCCCGCTTACTTACTGATGATGACGAGACCGAAGAGGTCAAGGAGATTGGGTAATGCCTAGAGTTGGTAAAAAGAAGTTTAATTATGGCAAGGCTGGCGAGAAGGCTGCCAAGAAATATGCCGCGAATACAGGCAAGAAAGTTACTAAGAAGCGAGGCCGCTAATGGCTAACTGGGACGAATCTAGTAGCGACTATACTCCGTTTGAGTTTGACCAACACGGGTTAATGCAGGACCCAACGACGGGTCAGTGGTACTCGATGGTCGATTACAAATATAAGACGAAAAATAAAAACCCGTTCAAGAAGTTGGGCAAGAAAAAGGTGCACCACAAGACCGGGTATTATCGTCTAGACGAAAGCAATTTAGATGAATATCGGAAGTGGCGAGAAAAAACCCACGGCCAGCGGGTATGGCAGAGCCGCAGCTCACAGGGAAAGAGGTTCTCATCAGGTGATCTAAGTTTCAATATGGAGCGCCTCCATACAGAGCGCAATCCCATGCAGGATCACATTCAAGCCCAACTGGGAGGAGGGCTCGGAGGAATCAATGACCGTAACTCTGATGAATATGCAGAGCCGGCTGATCCGACAGCGGAGATGCAGGGTGTTCTAAAAAGAATGAACTGGTGGAATATAGAGAGTTCAGGCGGTATGAGGGGGCAGAACCGCCTGGCATCGCAGGAATCCGCCAGAGAACTGAGAAAGGTATATGAAACAGGTCGTGATCGCTTGGCAAGCGGCTGGGGTTATGCGTAATGATTGGATATGCGTGTACTTCCGAAGCAGTCGGAATCGCGCAGGGGCCGGCCTCTAAAGGGTATGCGTGTAATGTCAATGGGCCTAGTGCTGGCAGGGCCGTGATGAATACCGCTATTGGGCGGGCCTGTACGACAGGCCATCGCGGTACAACTGCGGGGGCATTCTCTAAGGGCTTATCTGCTGGGGGATCGGCGGTAGGAAGGCAGGGCGGTGGCCGTGATGTGGATTCGCCTGTAATTGGCTGGGAGCCGTTAAGCCATTACAATCCGGTAATAACTCACGACGCTGCACAGTCTGGAGATCTGCACCCTTACTGGCAGAGGGATATGCTGTCAAACGGGGCAGAGGTAACATTTAGAATATCACTGGATCGGCCAGCTAAGGGCGGGGAAACAGTCACATGGACTGCGGTTGGTGATGCCGTTGTCACAACGCATTGGACTACAACTGCCGCCAGCACGGTAACGCTTGAGCTCGGGCAGACATTTATAGATGTTCCCATTACTCCGGTCGAGAGTACTGCGTGGTATCGGGAGAAAACGGTAAAGCTAAACCTTTCCGGCACAGGCGTTAGGCTCAATACAGACCGGGATTACATTCACCTTGTATTTAACTCTGCGGTGCTGCCCCCTACGCTGACTCTAACTGGCCCTAGCACGAAGCCGCCCGATGACTCATTTGATCTTACTGTAACCGCGGATTATGAGGTGCAGGAGGCAGTAAGATTATGGGTATTGATCGACCCAACTAGTCCGGCTGGCTTTACAAAAGATGAAAATGGTATCGTTGTTATAGCTGCTGGGCAGACAGTGGGCACAATCTCTATGTCTCAAACTGGCGGTGCGACGGGCACCCTTAAAGTTAGTCTTATATATGAAGATAAGACGGTTCGCTTTACTGAGCTGGACTTCAATCACTCCACATATAAGCTCGATGTCCCCAGGAATGTCTATGAGAACGAGAACATGTGGCGCAGGAGTAACGACATTAACCTGCTCGCCTATGAGTTTAATCCTGAAGCAACCGATCTCCCTGTTACACCAGGTCATCCGACAGCGTGGGCGATTGACGGCACAACCCCTGCAGATCACAACATATCCCAGGTTACACCGTTAGCCCAGACTCAATCCCCCAAGAGGCTAGACCCGGTTACTGGCAACGAGCTTATGATGTTCTCCCCCAATCATAATGTGGTTAACGGGATCCCATATATCAGGCAGTCGTTTGAGACCGTTTATTGCGGTGGGGCTCTGACAGCGCATTCAGCGCTTAACTTCGTGAGGACACGGTATTACATCGCGTTCAATTCCGACAATGGCAAGAACTGCGAATTCCACCGCGTAAGTGTTCGCGTTAGAAACCGAAACCGAAACCACGGGATCGTTTTCAGAACGAGTGTGCATGTCACATCTGGCGAAGGGTATCTTGAGCATTCAGACCTAGAGACCGTGGGAACAGATTTTTTCACATGGTCTAATGGTATTAAGGTCTGGGCGTGGCATAAATACAATGGGCACGAAGACTCAGACGATAAGTGGGGAACCTATTACGGCGCTGGAGAAGACTCAAACGGCTTCTATATCTGGTTCCAGCATCAGATAGATGAAGGATTAGATTACGGGGACCACAATGGTGAAGATGGCGGTTCTGCTGTCGATGAACCATGGTGGACCGTTACGCCAGCAAATCAAACCCCCGCAGGCTCTGGTGTCCACCACGAATACCCAGTTGGCAAACTTTCACCGGAAGGACATACTCGCGGAGATTCCATACTCCCACTTAACTACCCGATCTGGTTTAGCGCAACCGATGGGTCTAAGGCCGTCGCGAACAATAACCTCAATTATATTCGCAACAATGGGAGCGGGGTTATGATGCACTCAATGGAGTTCAATATGAAGACAACCGCGATGAATGCCCCAGGACAATTCTGGCCTTGCGAGAAGTCGCGGTGGGATCCACGCGGGTTAGCGGTAATAGCAGCCGATGGGACAGAGACGCACTCAGTAACAATCACATCAGGACGATAACATGGTATCTAAAGTACACGCAGAGTCAGTAGAAGGTAACGATGTCTGGTTTGTTTGGCGCGTTGAGTTGCCGAATGGGAATAACTTGGTCATTGGTGATTTGGCGGAGATTGGTAGCCCTATTACAACCGAGAAGATATATGTGAATCTAATTCACGAGTCATCACTGGCTAACTCTAAGAAGGTAATTCAGGTATATGGCGGTAATGGGACGGAGGCGGAGGCTAAGGTTGATACGCTTAAGACGGATGGCTACTGGGGAGGGTTAGATGCCGAGGGCTATAATGTCTTGGTTAGGATTAACTCGATTGGCACTGGCTATATCCTTGAGGGCGGTAACACATATGCCATTGAGGTTGTATTGAATACAGCCGATTACGGCAAAATCCATCTCGCGGCATCGCTGTATGTCGATCACCTACATAGCGCATGACGGAAGAAGTTGGAACGATTGTTCACGACTACACGCCTTGGGGCGCGGCGAGAGAGTTGTGGAAAGTCCAGCCAGCAGAGTTATTGCTAGAGGGCCCCGCCGGTACCGGCAAGTCCAGGGCTCTGCTGGAGCTTCTAAACTACCTATGCGAGAAGTACGCGGGCATCAGAGTGTTGATGCTGCGCCAAACCCGTGAGTCACTAGCTGAATCCGTGCTGGTCACATTTGAAGAAGAGGTGCTGTGGTTTGGGCACCCGTGTATCCACGGCAGCGCAAACAGGAACAACCGTCAGAATTACCACTACCCCAATGGGTCGCACATTGTTGTCGGCGGCCTGGACAAGCCTGAGAAAACCTTTTCGACACAGTACGATGTGATTGCGGTGTTTGAGGCGCGAGAGATTGACGCTCACACATGGGAATGGCTGGCCCGTGCAAACCGTAATTTCAAGATGCCGTGGCAGATGAGGGTTGCTGACACGAACCCGTCTGGCGAATACCACTGGCTAAATAAGCATTTCCCGGCTGGCATGCGTGAGGTGAACGAGAAGCATGTCGAAGACAAGCGGATACGGCTGCTGTCTAGACACAAAGATAACCCCGTTTATTTCAATCACGAAACAAACGAGTGGACAAAACAAGGGCTGTCCTATGTTGAGGGAATTCTCTCTAACCTAACAGGCGCTCGGCGTGCAAACCTATACGAGGGGCGCTGGGCTAGTGAAGAAGGGGCGATCTACGAGGAGTGGGATCCCGCTGTCCATATTATTGATGCAGAGGACGCGCCCGAATTCAAGTGGTGCTTTGGCTCCTACGATAAGGGGCTGCGTCACCCAGGCTGCCTCCAGATTTGGGGGGTTAATGATGACCGCATGTACCGGATCCTGGAGATTTACCGAACTGGAGAGACGATGGACTGGTGGGCAGATAAGGTGGAGTCAGCGACTAAGAAGTACGATCTCCAGGCTCTTGTGTGCGATCCAAGTGAGCCCGAATATATCAAGGTGTTCAATGATCGCATGGGTCACGCACGCGGGCGCGGAGGACGCAGGATTGCCAGAAAGGCCAAGAATGCCATCAGAACCGGGATTGACATGGTTCGGTGGGGCCTTATCCAGTCAGAGCATGGGCCCCGAATCTTTGTGCTAAGGAACTCGCTGCAGGGTAGGGATAAGACCAGGATTGAGACCAAGAAGCCCTACTGCCTGGAAGACGAGATGCCCTCATATATCTGGACGCGCTCACGGGACGGCTCCCCCATCAGGGAGCGTCCAGACCCCACATGCAGCGATCACGCGCTTGACTGTCTAAGATATGCCGCTATGTTCATGTGGAATAAGGATATGAGCGTTGAAGATGAAGATGGGGGCTACCACCATGAGTCCTACGGCGCTATTCTCGGCCATACCAAAATAGAGAGAGAGGACGCAAAACATGCTGTCAACTGATCCTGAAAAACTAATGACCGAGATTAAGGCCGCTTGCACCTTTAGGGACGAGCATGCCAAAACGCTAAAAGCCCAACGAACCAAGTTCACTGGGCCACACTTCAAGGCTGAATCAATAGGGGATTCTCATAACTACAGCCCAGAGAATACCTACTACGAATACATCTCCCTGATGATCCCGCGGCTTATCTTTGATAACCCAAGAGTGCATGTGAATTCGCGTAGACCAGGCCCATCGAAAGATGTCGCCCTGGCGCTTAAATATGGACTTGATCGCTGGGTTCGTGATGTCGTATTACGCAAGAAGCTGGTCGAGTTGGCAACGGATATGCTATTCGGTTATGGCGTCGCGCTAGTCAAGGAGTCGCTTCGTGAAGGACTTGATCTTTCAACAATGCTGCCAGAAAGTGAACCCCAAGCTCCGAGTAAGCCTATGTGGCCCGTGATCGAGCGCATCTCCCAGTACCGGTTTTTCTTTGATCCCGCCTGTGAGAGACTGTCAGATGCTCGATTTATGGGGCATGAGGTTCGCAGGGACAGAGAAGATCTGCTAAAGCGGGCCAAGGACAATCCAGACGAAGGGTGGGATGTGGAGGCGCTGCGCGAAGCGGCAGAAAGTGGGCACAAGAAGGATAAGAAGACAAGCGGGAATACCCCGCCTAGCCGTGACGAGCTAGTGCTGTTTGAGGTATGGGTTCCAGAGGTGGAATTAAAAGGCAGCCCAGGGGCAGATAATGGATTCCACGGGACGATCTACACGCTTCTGTCTGCGTCAGCCCCAGAGGGACATGCGCCTACAGGGCGGTTTGCTAGAAAGCCGCGGGCGTACTACGGCCCCAGGACCGGGCCTTATTCAATGTTTGGCATCTACAAGGTTCCTGACTCCCCAATCCCGTTATCCCCTCTAACAGCCGTAGAGGCCCAGGTTTCTGACCTAAACCTGCATGTCCGTGCAGCCACCCGCTCTATGCTGAACCATAAGCGTGTCGCCGGAGTAAACGATCCAAGGACCGCCCAACTTGTCAAGGATGTCGGACACGATAATGTAGCGGTAATCCCGTTTGAGGATGGCCGCGCTCTGGTGCAAGAGTTTGAAGTTGGAGGACAGACTGAGCAGCAGATGAACTGGATCATATCAGCAAGAGAACGGGCAGACAGGGCTCTTGGAATGGATGAGGCCCTTCGTGGGAATGTCTCTGGAGTGGGAACCGCTACCGAACATACGATTGCCTCAGAAGCCAGCAATACGAGAATGGCGTTCATCAAGCAGGCATTCACCGATAGCGTGACCTCGCTTCTGGAGAAGGTGGCATTCTACCTCTACCACGATGACCGTATCGTTTTCCCCTTGGACGAGGAGGTTGTCCGCGATCTCGGGATTCCGCCAGAAGAGCAGCCCATGTTCGCTGGCGGGGGGCATTCGGCCACAGATGGGTACACATTTGAGGATATGGAGCTAGAAATTGAGCCATACTCAATGGAGCGGGCAAATGAGGGGCTGGCCCAAAAAAGGGCCATGGAGATGCACTCGATGTTGCTGAATACCCTACCAGCCATGCAGCAATACCCTGATTACCCCTGGGTAGACCATTTCCAGAAGATCGGGAACGCCATGAATGCCCCCGATCTGGCCGAATTGGTGAATAATGACCTACTGGAGAGGTTCGCTGCGGATCTTGCGAATCAGATGAAGATCCAGGCCCAAGTGGCCAGGCAATCCGCCAGGCCCCAGCTTCAGTCCCAGGTAGGCACCACCCCCCAGCCCAAGACCGTGCCACAGAAAAGGCCCTCCAAGGAGCTTCCCAATGCGGGGCAGCAGTCAGGAAGGGCATTGCAGGCCCCTATGCAGCAGGCCCCGACAGGGCAGGCAGCCGGCATTCCAGGCATCTAGGATACAGATATGAGCAAAAACAAAAAGGATCCCACGATCATTTGCCGTAAGGATAATGGTTTTGAGTCAAAGCAACTCCCCAAGAACTGGAAATACCATAAAGGCACTTTTAACGACCGGGGGCAGCCCCAATTCCGCAATATGGCTGAGGCCAGAGAAGCCGCGGCGAGAGCCAGGGGCGAGGAGGGCGTTGAAATTCACTATGACGAACTATAGATTCGCACTAAGCGAAAGGATACTTTAGATCAAAATGGCAAACGAAGCGATACCTGAACTGGTTGAGACCCCTGCAGCGGAAGCCGCAGAGCCTACCTCTTCCGAGGAAATCTCCAACAAAGAGATGGATTCTGTTCTGATGGACCTTGACCCAGAGCCCGATCCAGATGAGATTGAAGAGGTTGAGGAGAACTCAACGGAGATTGCCGAGCCGGATGGAGTTGAAGAACCTTCTGAGGATTCTCCAGAAAGCTCTCCTCAACACCAAGCTGAGGAAATTGAAAACGCATACGCTGTCCTACGCCGTGATGGTTGGACAGCTAAAGACCTTGAGGGCTTTGATGATGAGCGGTTGATGACCATCGCCGCCCATCGTAAAAAAACTCAAGGCGATGTAGACCGACTGTTACGAGAGGCCCGCGAAGGGCCAGGTGAGACCGCAACAACGGAACCGGAGGCAGGCCATACAGCAGAGCCCTCCCCCGGCACACCCGATAGCGCCAACCTCAACCAGGCCGTTAATGAGTACGCTGAGTACTTGGGGCTTGACGAAGCAGGACGGGATCTAATGGTGCGGTCGCAAGCGGCCGCGCTAGAACCCATGCAGAGCCTTATTGAGGAGCAACGGTCAGCTATTGACAACATGCAATCCAGGATGCTCTACATGGATTTAGAGAGTGCAAGAACTAGCCTAGTTGATAAGTATCCACAAATCGAGGATACCGAAAGCGACCGCTGGGGGAGTGTACTCGACAGAATGTCTGCCCTTTATACCGAAGGTACTGACCAAGATACGGTCGGCGTTATGGAGGATGCGGTACTTATGGAGTTCCGTGAGGACTTGAAGGACGAGGCGCAGGCTGCGTCAAAGTCCCTCAAGACCTACCGGGACAACGGTCAACCCGATGTACGGGCTGGTCGGGCAGAATCTACTGCTCCCGTCTCATCAGATGAGCGGGATGATGCGGTTCTGCGAATGCTTGAGAGTTCCGCGCCGGATCGAATTGAGAAGGCACGGGCTATTGGACAACAACAGATTTAGGAGAATTTATCGTGGGCTCTGCGCTTTCAACCTTCAACGACTTCATGGACACGACGGGACCCTCGTATTTGACGGGTGCCGATCAGATCGTCAATGAAGCGGTGAAAAACAATTACCTCTTGCGGCGTTTTATGCGCGGTAAGGGACCTTCAGAAACAATCCAGGGTGGATCAACAATCAAAGATGAGATCATGTTTGATGAGGCGTCCACATTCCAGTTCTACCAGCCGAACGACACATTCAGTTGGCAGAACCCACAGGTCCTCACTAACTGGGAAATTTCCTGGCGATTTAGTGTTGACCATATGTCATGGACGGATCAGGAAATTGAATTGAATACTGGTGGAATGGGCCGTAATGGTCGGCACCAAACATTCAAGACACTTAAGCGCAGTAAAGAGCAACGCCTCTGGACTTCGCTTTTGAACGGCTGTGAGGATGCGATCTTTGCTGTGCCGAATGAAACCGAGATGGAAACTGCCGCCGGTACTAGGCCTTATAGCCTTCCTTGCTTTATTAACGATGCCGGGACTAAATTGGATTCTTGGAGTGGTACTGATCTTCAGAATGTCAACATGACCACTTATCCTAAGTGGGCGAATCAAGTTGGGACCTGTGGCGGTGGCACTGATGATGCGGCCCGCGACTCAGCGCTCTTTTATGGGTTTGATCAAATGTGGCAGGATGTGAAATTCATCCCCCCGCCTAGCCATCAGGAGTATTTTGAGAATGCCGAGATGAACGCTATGTTTATCGCCTGCTCTAAGAAGGGGCATGGTGAATATGTGAAGGCTCTACGCCGATCTCAAGATACTTTTGTTAGTTCGTCTAGACAGGATCCCCACTACATGAAGCCGCAATTCGCGGGCATTGATATGGAGTATGTCTCGTCTCTTAATGATATTGCTGTTTATGACGATGGCACTAAGACGGAGGCTAACGCTAATTTCTTGGGCCCTCGCTATTATTTCATTAATGCTAATTATATGAAATATGTGTATCACACTTCGCGATATATGTACTCTCACCCCACTATGCGTCACCCGAACCAGCCGTTCACTACGGTTAAGCCTGTTGACTCTTGGTATAACTTTATCTGTCGTAGTCGGCAGCGCCAGGGCATTCTTGAACCGACTGCAGACTGGGCAGGCTTTTGATCTATAGGAGAATTGAAAAATGACTATGAGTATTCCTACAGCGGGGCCTGGGATTGGTTTGCGCTTTGCCAGTATCGACTACCTTATGACATGCACCCCAGGGTGCACCAAGGGCGATATTATGATGGTGTCTAAGGACACTGTAGTTAACGACACCTTTACTACGGTCATTGTTCCTACCGCGATTGCAGGCGCATCCGACGATATTGAGAGTGTTGATACAGGCATTGCATGTGTCGCTCTTGAGACTGTTGCTGCTGGCAAGACTGGAATGTTCCGTTTTGCTGGTATGGTTGAGGCCATTGCTAATGGAACGCCGGGTCCCGGTCTTGGCGTTGAGGTATCTCTTGATACTACTGGTAAGTTGGCGCTGGCAACTGCTGGAGAGAAGTGTGTAGGTTTCTCGGTGGATACTGCCGTGAATGATGAGGTTTCTACCTTTATCTTTGACGGCATCAACGGATTCGCTGGGGCCTTCACGGACTGATAATTTAGGGCCGGGGCTTCGGCCTCGGCCCGTTACTCAAGGATCAAGAAATGAGTTCTACCGTCACTTATGGCATCCCCTCCCCCAGTAGTTCAGCGGAGGGCATTAGGTGGAGTAAGGAAGTACATTACTGCACCACTTACGATGCCGCCTCTGGTACTGCCATTGTTGTTGGCGACTTGGTATTGATTGAGTGGAATGCCTCGACAAGCAAGTTTGATAAGTGCAAGCGACATGCTGCAGCCACAGTCGCTAATACCGCCCCCGGTCTTATCTATGGCATAGCTATGGATGCCTCAGCTTCTGATACGAAAGTTATCAAACTTCAGGTGCGCGGTATTGTCCAGGCTTCCTGTGAAGCAGTAGTTGGTAACAATAAAACTTTGGCTCCATCGTTATCCAATACTGGACGATTGGAGGAGTTCGGCGGGGTCCCTGCCAGTACTGGAGCTGCAAGATCTAAAGTTATTGCTATCTCTATGGGGAACCCTGCTGGTGCGGGACTTCTCGCTAATGTTCTTTTTGACGGGATCTCTGGGTTTTCTGCTGCTACCTCTGCCTAATAATGAGTTCAACACATATTGAGAAGCAAGGGGTTAGGTTTGATTCCGGCACTACAAGAGGCGGGATTCGGTTTATTGATGAATTTGCTTTTTGCAGGACTTATCAAGCGAATGATACGGGCAATGCTATTGCTATTGGGGACCTATGTATTATTGTTCTCAACAACACTAGAAAACTGTGGGATGAGGCCCTCAAACATCCTGGTGCTACCCAAGGATTTGCCACGCCCAATCGGATGTTTGCAATCGCTATGGAAGCATCTACTGATCCTGCCAAGGTAATCAAATTCCAGATAAGGGGCATTGTATCTGCTCAATGCTGGGGAAGTGCCTCAATAGGGGTTGTTGCGGGAGATAGTTTGGCGGGGTCATTAGATACTGCTGGGTACTTAGGTAAATTTGCGGCAGTCCCAAATGCTACTGGAGCTACAAGAACTAAGGTTATAGGGATCGCCTTAGAGACTGCGCCTGTAGATGAATTAGACGATCCTATACCTGCCTTGCTTACGGTTCTTTTCGATGGGATTTCAGGCTTTTCATCAGGGACTTCTAGCTAATGACCCTCACCGCCAAGGAAGCGCTTGGGCATGTGCGACATGCTCTCTCATCCGACAAGATGCCGACTGTTGGGGGTCTGCGAATCTTGAACGATGCGGGGGAGTCGCTTGTGAACATGCACTCCTGGCGGTGGCTTGAAGGGGCGCAGGCTTTTCTGAGTCTGCGCTCTGGAGTAGACCATGTCTGGCTACCAGAGAATTTCAGGGAACTGATGTCTGTGGTAGCCAGCAACTCCCTCAATGCTGGGATCGAACTAACGACCCCGGATCAGATTGCGCGTCACCGGGCGGATTCGTCTGGGACTGCGCTGCATTACCTCGCTGCGGTTGTTTATTCGCCGAGGGAGGTAAAGAGTTATGCAGATGTGAAGGTTATGTCAACCCCTGCGGGCACTACTACCTTTAGTATTGTTAGCGGCGGATCTACGGTGGTATTTAATTTTACTAGCGACGATCTTGATACTTTAGTCTTTTCATCGACTGCTCGATATGTTGCAAGGGCAATCACCGCAATAGATTGCGCGACAAATCTTATAAATGCAATTAACGATGCGCCCGATCTTACTGTTCATGCCGTTGGTGATGGCACCGCGGCGTTTGAGGTTAGATCGAATATAGCAGGTGATTATATTGCCGACACCTTTTCCGTTGCTACGAATGCCACGGCTGAGATTAACCTGAACGGGAGTGGAGTGGCCAGCGCCAATGCCCATACTGTCTCCGGCCCCGGCGGTGCCCCTCGCCCCCGCCTTGACCTGTGGCCGACACCAGGCGCAGATAAGATTGACGGCTTGACGGCATACTTCCGCGCAGGATGGCGATTCATTCGCGGGGACAAGGATGCGATCAGCGTCCCAGCATTCATGGAGCCGCTGTACCTGCAGATGGTGCGAACCTTCGCCCTCGGGTACGAGAGAGACTCTGAGGCTGATATTGCCAGAAGGCTAGGGGCCATTCGTGGATCTAGCATGTTCAAGGATGTGCGTACAAGAGACGCGCAACTACACCCGTCATACGGGCCGATTCTGCACGGGTCTGCCGCTGCAGAGCTAAGCGGGGTCTCCCCCATGTGGAATTACGGGAGTGTCGGAGGACCGAGCTAAATGGCAACTGAGCAGGATAAAGCACGCAAGCTCCTGCGAGATGCTATTGGAGATGAAAGCTCGATAAAGCGAGAGCTAACCCAGATCCCATATCCGTTCGGAGGGGTCTCAGAGACCTTCTCGTTCTCATCTCAAGAGCCAGGCACTAGCAGAGATGAACGCAATATGCGCTCCTTCGATGTTCAGACTGGAAGGTTGCGTGGATCCCAAAGGGCGGGTCTCGGGCAGTATGGAGATGGCGAATTAGTCCAAACCGCTATAGCCAATAAGAAGATTGCGCTAATCGCCTCAGTTACTAGAGAGGTGAATCCGTATGTTTGGACATCTTCAACCTCCAAAGAGTTTGAGGCATCGGCGGACCAAGGAGCAGAGAACTGTACTGATATTATCAGGGACTCGTTTGGGAGTTATTACATTCTCGGCCAGTGGGGTCGCGTTAGAGTTTTGAATCCTGATGGTGAAGAGACCCATACATTCGATGCAGCCCACTATGAGAGCGCGGTTACTGGTAATGCTCTAAATACGGCCACTCTAGCGGTTGATCTATTCCGTAATGTTTTTGTGGCAACTGGGCATGCTGCTGGGGCAACATCCGAGTTGTATAGCATGATCCATTGCTATGAACACAAAGCCGATGATTCTTATGGGCTGGCATGGACCATCAATCCAAACATGTTCGTTCTGGATATGGCTATCTATGGGCTGGATCTCTTTGTATGGGGAGTTGTAGATGATGGGGTGAGTGAAGCAACCTATAAGTTGCTTAGATACCCAGAGTATGTATTCGATGAGCCTCCTTCTGCAGACACTAACAGTACCTACGCTTCTTCATCATTAGGAGGGCTTGGGACAGACGCTTCAGCCCCAACGGCTGATGACCGACATGTAGGGCGAATGGCTGTTGCTGAGAGCGGAACGGTATATGCGACTATGTCTAGGTATAATCCAGACGGGGAGTTGGCCCATGCTGGTCTATTCAAATTGCAACCGATTAGTCCGACTGCTTCGCAGGCCGTATGGGAGGAAACATACAGTGGCAATGACCCGTATATTGGTTCTGGCGACGACGCGAAGCATCAAGGATATGGTCTTGGCGTGTTGCTTGGCACGACTCAAGACGATGGGACTCAGCAAATATGGACCTGGGGGGGGAGGAATGACGCTAATCCAGACGGGGAGATTGAGCAGCCTCGTATTAGAATGTTTACGGAGACTCCTGGCGGCGAGCTTAATTGGGCTTCTTCATATAATATCTCTATGGAGGCCGTTCCAGGAACTCCTACAAGTGGATGGAACCCAGGAACAGTAGATGCTTTGCATGTACGCGGTGCGGTAGACGAAGATGGTAGAGCATATATTCCGCATAATGTTGCCGCCGATACTGCCTCTACCCAAGATGGTATGGCCCTTCTCGTAGTAAGCAGAGATGCGGGGGACTCTTTAATTTCTATTACTCTGGCAAAAACCTCAACGGAACTCGGCTTTGGCAACGGGTTCTCAGCGATGCTCGCGGTAGCGGTTCCGATTCTGCATCCAGATTATAACGGAGCGGTTATATCCCATACAGATAGAGTCGTTTCTGGAGGGGATCCAGATAACGATGGGATGTTCGTTATTGGAACAAGTCTAGTAAGTTACGCTACTGCGTCGCCATCGAGCGCCGCTCTGGCGTTACGCGAGATCAGAACGATTGCGCTTGTGAACGGAAAGATGTATAGACTGAATGACGGACTTGCCGCTACTGTTATTAAAGTAGAAGGTGGTTTGACTGACGCCCTATATGAAGAAGACACCATGTATGTGCAGGCGGCGACAGGGAATGGCCACATCTACATGACAGACGGACTTAGTTACTTTGACTACAACCCAAAAGACAATGAAGTCTACACGCTCCCATCGACTTCCTTCGGAGAGATACCTAAGCGTGCTCGGCTGATTGAGTTCTGGAGAAACCGATTAGTCCTGGCAAGGTCCGATAATGTTCCCGGCACCTGGCACATGTCACGATCTGGCGATGTCCATGACTGGGATCAGTATCCGCAGACAGACGATTCCGCTAAGGCTGTGAGTGGAACAACATCGCCCCCAGGGCTATGCCCCGATACGATAAATGCCATTGTGCCATACTCTAATGACCTCCTTTGGTTTGGCTGTGATTCTTCTATATGGCAGATGACCGGGGATCCATCTGTGGGAGAGTTTGACATGATTACCGATGAGATCGGCATGTCCTGGGGAAGACCGTTCTGCAAAGACGATATGGGAGCCCTATGGTTCTTTGGATCAAAAGGGGGGCTATATACCTGGGATGGCGGCTTGCGCGATGTTGCCAGCGGGCGCATTAGACGGAGGCTCAGAGATATTGATCTGTCTTCGAATTACATCCAACTGGTTTACAACTATGCCGATGATGGGATACACATCTTTGTAATACCATTCGGTGATCCTATTGCATCGCCAAGGGATCACTATTTCTACGATAAGCGCTCTCAATCATTTCATATTGACCAGTTCGGTAGTACTACAGCTAAGATCCAGCCTACGGCGGGAATCGTAATTGATGGCGATGCGGGCGCAGATAGAGCGATCCTCTTGGGCGGGGGAGATGGCCGAGTTCGGCGCTGGGGAAGTGGCGTGGCTGGCATTATTCCAAAGAGTGACATCAATACCCCAACTGAGAATGCTGCCATTGACAGTTATGTACTGATCGGGCCGATTGCAGATGTCGATGATATGTCTGAGGCAGCCATGAGCGAGTTGGCAATGGTGCTGGCCCCTAACTTCTCTGGCGTACATATTGAGATATTCGTAACCGACACCCCAGATAGTTTAGGTGAGCCTGCATGGAGAGGAGAGATTCATGCGGGACGGAATGCTAATCAACTTGTTCGGGTCTCTGGGGATTCGATTTACATCCGCTTACGCAACTCTACCGTTGATGAGCATTGGGCGCTAGAAAAGGCTACTGCCATCCTTTCGTATGGCGGGCAGATAAGGAGTCGGACATGAGTATTTCTAGGTCATTGGCCCGTAGGGCTATGGCCCTTAGAGCCGTGGCGTTGGCTAATTCATCTCGCGGAGGTGCTGGGAATGATTCTGCGCGTGTTAGGAGGGCGGCAAATGCGGAATTAAGTACGGGGCTCCGCATTGGGGATGGAGTAAAGATCAAGGATGGGCGCATGACTGTCCCCGTTGGGGCGGGCCTTGAGATTGACAGCAGGGGGCGTGTCGGATCTACGGCTAAGTTGGAGATTGTTAATATCAGTACAGGTAGTATGAATGTGGTTAGCGCAACGGCAGGTGCCGCGCTAGGTCTTCCTTCGGATATTGAGTCATCAATAGGGTCAGGGTCTATTAGCGTTGACACCGCAAATGATTGGGTGCGCTTGGAGGCGGGCGGGGCATACTCTGTTGAGGCGCATGTTGTATTTGATAGGGAAATAGTGGGGGCTAGTACACCTGGCGCCGCCATTTTGTTCGCTGCAATACACAGGCGTGATGATCTAGATTCTGCTGATCCGCCATCCTCGATTATTTATACCGCCAATGGGGTTACAATAAACCCTGGCATTGTATCTATTAATGGCCATGAACAGGTGGCTACAATACCAATGTCTGCCGTGATCGACCTCAGATCGGAGACAGCCCCGGCGGCTATTCAGGCTTGGGCAAGGTCAACGGTGGCTCACGCAAACTTTACAGTTATGGGACATATCAAAATAGAGAGGGTAGGATAATGCCGATTGATCCATTTAGCGCAATTCTCGGTATAGCTGGGATAGGAGCGAGCTTTAGGGCCGCAAGCGATCAGAGAAAAATGGAGAGGGAGTGGGCCGAAAAGGAAGCCGCGGCGAAAGCCGAGGAGCAGGAGTGGACTAGAAAAGCGTATCACGATGTTGGCCTTGATTACCGAGCGCTGCATGCGGGTTCATTGAAGGAATACGCGAAGCAGGGCGCTGGGGCTCAAACTGGATCTGGTATGTTTGCTGGTCGGAAAAGCTACGATCAACTAGCAGGCGTAAGGCGGGAAATGGGGCGGGCATTCGCGAAAGATATGCGTGATATTGTAAACCGTTACACAACATTCAGAGAACCTACAGGGGCCGCCTCTGGTGGGGCAGCAGCGGCGAATATGATTTCAGTCATTAAGGATCTATATAATGATTTCAATACCCCCGACACAGAAAGGCCGACAGGCGGGTCATATAGACCCTATCAAGGTGATAAGCCGGGCATGCCCACAAGTTCGGCTCCTCCGCCGGACGGGTATGAACAGGACGCCCTGAAGGCGCTACTGGACAAAGGGCACATCACCTTGTCGGAGTACAACAAGCGCATGGGGCTTTCTGAAGGGATGCCTCGTGGGGGTCCTGCGCCTGGGCCTGGGCCTGGGCCCCCTAGAGGAAGAGGCCCTAATGAAATGCGGGCTCCCGGTGGCCAGGGCATTAGTAGGGGTTCTAGTTTATCTCCATCTAGGTTTGGCTTAAATCCTAAGATCGCAGATGAAAATAAGTTAAAAGACATCCTGGCCGCAAGGAGGGAGGCCCGGCGGCCCAGTCGGCAACCGTCATCGGTTGAGAAGAAACGCACATCCGAATTAGAGGCAGACTTCCCAGAAGTGCCTCTTGGTATTGGTAAACCAGGCGAAATGCGGGTAGTCCGTGGCCATACTTATGAATGGGTGAATGGCCGATGGGTTCATGCGATGGGGCCTGAAGATTTAGGCAACCCAGGGTATTTGCCAAAATAAAGGCGCTGAGGTAATTATGGCTAATATTGTAAAATGGGGTAATCCACAGCACGATGCGATCAATGCATTTGTTGGTCAGACGCGGTTAAATGCCGAGGCCCGTGCTGCAACAAGTCAGGCGGCAGATGCTAATAGGCGAGAGAATGAGGAGCTAAAACTAAGGCAAGAGCAAGGCATCCGAGACGAAACTATGTTTCGTGCTAGTGTAGAGTCTTCTCAATCTAAATTCGCTGGATGGGATGCTGATGCGGATACTAGTTTGTATTCGCCATTGCTTCAGGGGGAACATCAAGCCATTACGGATATGATCTCAGACTGGAGCAGTCTAGTTGGTCCTGAAGCAGATGCACTTGCCTTAGCGCTTGGCCCCCGAATAAGTGCCTTTAGAACCGGATTAGCTGGCCATAACTCCAGAATGGCCGTTTCGAGAGCGCTGGCTACAGCCCAGAAGGTTGCCGAGGAGACTGGAGATGAGATTGATCCAGACTTGCTCTTGGAGGTAGAGGCATTTCTATCTGGCTCATTAGGCCCGTCGGGCGCAACTAGTTCTAGTCCGACTGGCGGCATGGACGGCAATCAGTATGTTCAGAGGTTAAATCTGTTTTCTGGTAGTTCTAATAAGCGGGCCCAGGCCGCGATAGCCAAAGATCAGGTAATGGATTTGGCGGTTGCTTCCCAGCGCGCGCTTATAGCAGCGACGCAAGGAACAACGCCCGCGGACGGAGCTGACTATGAACCAGGCGTTGATGCTGACGGCGAAGGGCGTGAACTTATAGATAAGGCTTATTCTTTATGGGACGATGTGATTGATCTTATTTCTCCAGACAGCAACGCCTCTCAAAAAGAGATTGATTTCGCCATTAGAAGGGCTCAAGGGGCGACATATATTGCGATGAATCCTGCTTCAAATGCAATGTATACGGAGGAGATGAATAAATTTAAATCAGCGACTAGACTTGCCAAGCAGAGTGAGGACTTGCTCGTTGGGTTAATCAGGGAAAATCCTCATCCTGTTCATGGCAACGGTATTGGCCCTGGGATTGTTGCAGATGTATATAATGAACAGAATCCTGCACGAAAACAGCAAAAGGCCGAGTCTCTTCGTGGGATGATCGCGAGTGCTAAGGAAGAAGACCCAAGTCTCACGACACAGCAAGCGGCAATATTTGTAAATGACAAACAAAGAGACGCACTAGAAGCTGAAACTAAGGCAAGGCTAAGCGGTGATAACTTTGGGGCGTATCTAGCATACATCGACAGTTTTCCTGTAGAAAATGGGAGATCGGCTAGTTGGGATCCGGTCCTTAAATCTTTAGATGAGACTGGCGGTGCATTATTTACAGGCTTTGAGAAACAAGCCCTAATGAATGATGGGTGGGTACGGAAGACTCTTGAGTGGACCTCCATTCCCGGCCAAAGAGAGCTTTTGGCTCTTTTCGGCGCAGACCCTCTTTCTATAGAGTCAAGTGAGCCACATTTAGTTCTAGCTGACTCTGCTGTATCTGTATTCGCAGAACATGATAAGGCACCTAATTATATGGGGGGGGAAGTAGCCCAGGCTGGTGTGGATATAGGGCATACCTTTGGCGGCAGCGGGGTTAGTAGAGGGATTGCGGGTATAGAGAAAATAATGAAGGATCTTGGGCTAAGGCCGCAAGATTTTGTAGGTAAACAGTTTTCTGAGATCGCAAGAGAACATCCGATTTTAGCGAGAAGGATTTATAACTGGGGAGGATCCCCTCCCAGAAAGGCTCCTCTTGGCGAAGGCTATTCCATTGACCACCCCTTCTTGCAGGCCACGGCAGAGGGCGGTGAGTGGCTCTATGAAATGTTATTTGAGAAAACAAGGGGAAACCAAAATTCTCGCTGGGACGAAAAAACTTTAATGCCGCCATCGGTTTGGCCTCCTCCTGGGTGGACACCTGGCGCTGCCCCTGTCCGTGAAGATCCTACTGCTGGCGCTATGCCGCCAAATACCAAGGCAGCTAAAAAGGCAGCTTCCAAACATTCTTCTGATCTGATGAGGGCCCCTGAACTGAAGAGAGTTGAAAGAAAGCTAGGTGCTATAACCGTTGTTGAGGCCACACTTGATCCCAAGGAGCCGATTGCTGCGATTAAAAACGATGACGGAACAATCTCAACAATTCGTACAATGTCATTTTATGACAAGGACGCTCCTCTCAACCTGAAAGGGCATGTCTTAATTCCTACGGTGCGTGCGGATGGGACGATTATGAGCGACAAAGAGGCCATTCAGCATTATAGGGAGACTGGCGGAAGATATGGGGTTTTCACAACTTCAGGACGCGCCACTTCCTATGCGAAGCAGATGTCTAAATATCAGGCACATAGATTAGCTAAGGCTAGGAAAAATGAGGCTCTTCCCAAATGATCGGGCAGGATCAAGATCCTTTTGCCGGATGGGCTTCCTCTGCAAAGTCCTATGAGGGGATGACCCCTACTGAAGTACGCCTTTATAGGAACCGCCGCCTTCTAGAGTCAGCCTATACTGAAGATGATAAAGAGCGTTTAGAGCGTGACATTAAACGCGATACCCCACGCGGGTTCTGGGAGTCTCTATTTACTGATGAGTATGGACAAGAGACTACACTCCCCTTTGCCGTCCCATTTATCGGTAGCGCCAGTTCTGGTATTGACTTATATAATGCTCACCTAGCAAGCGAGAAGGGACGGGCAACTAAAGAGCAGTCTAGAATTCTAAAAGACTACTATGATTATGCTGTTCGCCCGACTACTACCTGGGGACAAGCCGCGAGTATTGGCCGGGAGGTAATGGCCTTTGGGGTAGAGTTCGCGGCAAGTGGTGGTGCTGGCGCTATTGGAGCTAAAGCGATAGCCGCAGGAGGTAAGACCGCAAGCAAGAGCATGCTCAGGAAGGTACTTGTTAGCGGATTCCGCGAGAAGTCTATTAATGCCGGGAAGACGGGGTTGGCCAAGATGGGCCTGGCGCTTAAAGAGGCTGCACTCAGGACGCCTGGCCAGTTGACTCGCATGGAACTCCAAAAGGAGGGCGTGAGGATTGCCGGGGCTCTTGTAGGTATTGAGGCAGAAGGCGGGCCAATTCGTGCGCGGGCATACATGAACTACCTGCACCACAGATACCAGATCGTTCCTGAAAACGAATACGGCGCATCCGTCAGAGTGATTGATGACTCTTATGGTATGTGGTCTGCCGCCATCCCCAATGCGGTTGTAGACAATCTTGTAGAAGTGTTTAGCGAGCATACTGGATACGCAATAGCGCACATGGTTCCGTCCCTGAAGATGGGATTGCTTGGCAAGCCCTTTAAGGAGGGTGGCGTTAGCGAGAAAGTAATGGCCGCTCTTGGACTTGCTGGCGATGTTCCATCTGCACAGTTATTGCAAAGGGTTGGAGTATCTGGACTTATCCCTGAAATGGGTGAAGAGTTCGTTGGGGCACTGGTCCGTGATATTGTCCATGAGATTGCCCCTGTCTTGGCTGACGAGGGGAACACTCAGCATCTAATTGACAATATCGTTCCCATCACTTTAGGCATGGGGCTTGGCATTTTCGGGACAAGTGCCGCGACTGGAGCTATTTCATATACAGACGGCCTGGGTATGTATGGCAAATTCAGCCCTATTGCCAAAAAGCTATTTTCAGAAATGAACAGCGCGGTTCCTTTTGGAGAGCGCGTTGGTGTTCTCCGTGGACTAGAACGGATTGCTAGACTAAACGCCGAAGGTCTAAGCGCTAACGGATCAGCGGAGCTAGTCGCTGGAGCTAATGTTCGTGCTAAGTTCTTTATATCGGATGCAGTAACCGAACAGGCTAAAAGTAATCTCCATCGGAAATCAATCGAGAAGGGTGAGGAAAAGCCTGATCTTTCTAGAGAGGCGATTAAAGAGGAGAAGGAGCTTCTGTGGGCAGAGTTTATTGAAAAGCCATTAGCGGGCAATGTCCAAAAGGTCGTTGAAGCTACTGGCGAGATACTAGAGGAAGCGGGTAGTCCAGCGATGGAACACCTAATAAGGCTCGGTGTAATCGAGGAGGGTGAGGTAGCCGAACTCCTGGGTAATGCGGAGAAGCGCTTACTTGAACTCCAAGCTGCTGCTAAAGATGGAACTCTGACGGAGTATTGGGAGGCGCTTGGGGCAGAGTTGATCGAGGTTGAACTAGCGAAGACAGTTGAAGCTGGGGTCGCCGTGTCAGCAGACCCGACTAGTTTGCGGGTGGCCGCGTTCACGGCAGCCAAAAAGGAACTCGCCCGTCTTATGGCTATTGCCGAGACTGGAAAAAGTGGCGGAGAGTTGCTTGAAAGAGAAATTCAACGCCTAGAGTTTGAGCCTCATCTAGAGGGCGAATCTAAAGATATAGCCTCTAGGGTATCTAGGGCTGACAAGAATTGGGCGCGTGAGCATGTTGAAGAAGTCAAAGAAGCTCTAGAGAGAGCGTCTGCTACATACCGTAAGGGGCAGGAAAAGGCCGGCAAAGATGTTAGTGAAGAGGGCCAGTTGTTTGGCGTAGCAGAAGAGCAAGATTCAGATAATGAAACGGTTACGGCTGCCATTAATTTCGGGGTCATCCTTATCGCCATTGACGGCAGAGGGACAGGCGTAGCCGGGCTATGGGACAGTAAAGAAAAGATCCTATTCTACGACCCGCAGGAAATCGAAGCGCAAGCGCTTGCCCACAATATAGGGGCTGCGGAGATGTACAGAATCACAATATACCGTGAGTTGCTCAGGGCACATATCACGGATATTGGTAAGGAGAATGCTAGTGCTTGGTTACAGGCAGCAAAGAAATGGCTTGATGAAGTAAATGCAAATTGGCGCGTTAAACTAAAGATCAACACAGCCCAATACGAGGGTCTCTCTGACGAGAAGATACTGGAACACGAAGTTACTCTTGCGCTCTCTATGTTTGCCGAGGTTGGCAAGGTGCAGGAGCTTCGTGAAGAGGAAGAGGCGACTGGGTTTGTGGCCGCGATCAAGCGTTTTGCTTCATGGCTTATGGAGATAGCCCTTCCCAAGACATTTGGTTCCTCTAAGATTCTGGTTAGCCTGCGCGATGCTCTAAATGTCGCGGGTTTTGATGTTAGCGAGATGACCCCGGCCCAGGTAATGATGGCTGGCGCAACAGCGGAACATGTGCGCCAGATCATAGGAATGCTTAGTCCTTCTATGGAGATAGCCAGCGTAATCGCTAACGATTTCATTGGCCCCCTCCAAGAACATCAGAAGAGATTGGCAGAGATTACTAAGGAGGAAGCGCCTGGTGAAGCCGCGCCCCCTAGACAGGAGGCCGCGCCTGGTCCAGAGGAACCTCAAATCAACAGGAAGTATCTAGAGTCTCTCCCATCCAGAAAGGCGGTGATTGATTTAGCTAAGGATCTAAAAGTTGAAGGCCTCAATGTAACGAATGTCAGTGGGTCGAAGGACCAGGTCATCAACAGTATCTTGAAGGCCTTAGAAGCCGAAATCGTCCATGATTTCTATGCAGATCCAATAGACGATGTCGGCTTCATGGCGCTGGAGGGGACTGGCCCGTTACAGCAACGGATGACGAAAAAGATTGGGAATCAAATCAATGAAAGAGCCAAGCGCCATCTGCCAAAAGAGCGAGTAAAGACTAGGCAGGCGACCCAGTTTATCGGTAGAGGTAAAGCTGGGTCATCAACTAGTAAGTACATGCAAATGTATAATGAAGAAGGCGTGGCAAATACAGGGGATTATACCGCGAATGATATTGTCTACGTCTCCTCTAATGGTAAGCGCGTTGGCCGGGTCAACCCTGTCATAAGAGGTGAATTGCAGGGTGTATACACCAATATAGACAAGGCCATTAAAGCGGGCGCGAGCATTATCATGGATACTGCTGAGCACCTGCAAAAGACTGGTGGATATAACATTGGAGAACTGGCCTTGGCTGACTATCTAGCTACCCATGGGTATGCCCGTCAGGGTGTTTCTGGGATGTGGAAGCCTGCCGATAAAGGCGCTGCCCCGAAGGGCCCAACCCCAGTAACTACATCGGCGCAATCTGCGTCTCAGCCAGTCTTTACCCGTGGTGAAACTATCGGAGGATCACCACATGAGGAAATGACTGAGGCTGCTACAAGTTCTGAACTGGAGGCATTACGAGCAGAAGCTGGGATAATCCAAGCCGATGGCAGCATACCTGAAAAGACCCCTCGGGAAAAGCAAGCGGCGCTATGGAAGTCTGATAAATACACTAAGGCTCCTCACTATATGCTGACCCCATATAATGCGGCAAAGGTCGGCAAAATCGTGCTTGTGCATGACTACCTATCTGCTGACAGCGCGACTTATCGTGGCCGTATTATAAACATTGATAAGACTGGGATGGTCGAGATCCGAGTCAGGCGATTGCGCGTAGATAACGGTGCTATTAAAGTGTCGGAAGAAGCCCCCTACACTATGTCCACAAGTAGGCACAACTTGTATAGCCCTAACTTTTCATGGCATCTGGTCTCTACTGAAGAGGGTCTTGCATGGCGAAGCATGGGGAAGATTAAGGGGAAGGTACAGACTGTTCAAGTAAAGGTATCTGGGGAGTTTGAAGAATCTGGCCTGTCTGCTATCCCTAAAGTCTCACGCCCCCCAATATCCTTTCAGGCGTTGCAGTTATATAAGCGCAAGGAGGGGGGCGCGATAACTACTGAAGATGTTGAGCGCACAGGTAGGCGTGTTTACGAGCATATGCGTACCCTGGTCAACTTGGAGTCATTGGCGTTTATAGGTAAAAAGAGGGAGGCAGTAAAAGAGGAGAAGGAAGAGGAGAAGGAAAAGTCCACTGGGATTACTTACAAGGCTGACTCTTCTGCTAATCGGTACCAGTTTAACCAGGCGCTCGCTGACCTTATTGATGCTGACCCTACGATTGTGGAAAGGATCATCAAGTTTGATTCAAAAGGGTTCCATATAAAAAAGAAGACTATCCGCGCTGCACTGATGGCCACAAAGAATGTAGAGGGCCTCATTGTCTCAGCTAAGGACATTATGATTGCAGAGGCTGCCATTGGTGGTGGGTGGGAATACCTCATTAAGCCGATCAAGGAAGATTTGAGTCGCCTCAAATCAGGAGTAATAACCGAGAACGGCCTGCGCGTATTAATCAAACAAGCAAGTAAAAAGAGCCCAGGGTCCCCGCGTGAGGTCGCACTAAAATTTCTACTAAGCTCACTCCTTAGAGCGGAGGGTCTGAAGTCTGCTTCAGTGGGGGGGGTGTTCGATGTTAAGTCTGTTCCGCCTGGTCAAGCCGAAAGGAAGGTCGTACCAGACGAAGAAGACAAACGCATTAAAGTAGAAGAAACCTCCACGACCGAGACGGATCCCTCTCAATCTGCGGCCCCTCTTGGCAAAGGGATAAACATAAGGCAGTTAGAGTCAATTCTTGGCTATATGTTTACGGCGTCTGTCCAGGCGGCAACGCCAATGGGGGCAGCAGAATCTGCAGAATACGAGAAAGCACTAAAGGATGCGGGCATTGGATTCAGATATGACGAATCTGGCGCAATAGATTCGACTGATGCGTGGTGGAACGCCTGGGTCTCCACCGTCCCTGGGGACAATTTGACCCCTGAAGAGTACGCTGCCATTGCAGACATCCAGGCGCACTCAGCCCCTATGGAATCAACAGAGGGCGATACTACGGAGGAGCTTACTCTAGATTACCAAACGCCCAGCAGGCGCTCTTTAGGTGCGACCCTGACTGTCCTCACTTCAGATGTAGCCACTGGCGTTAAGGACCAGAGGATGCCTACAATCGCTACTGCTCGGGATGAGGACATTAAGGCGATGATCGCTGAACTGCTCCCGAAGAATAACGAGGAGACATTCCCCAATCTCGCCCGAATAATATTAAGCGGGCATGTAAGTGAGGCTCGCGAGGAACTTATCCGTGTGTTGGGTGGCGCGACTGGTGGCAGGTGGAAGAAAAGCGATGTCCCCGTTAAAGATGTATTCGGCATAGAGCAGGATCCCCGCGCTGTCTTTGAGCCTCTCTCCATAAATCTAAAAGGCCTCAGTCTCAAAGGAAAGAAGATCTTAAAAGCATTTGATCGAGTGGCTGCAGAGCAGTCTAGATACGAAATGGGCTGGAGAGAGAAGATCCGTGGAGAAAGTGCTGAAGGGGTAGCTAAGACTGTCCGTAATATAGCTGGAACGAGGGTATCTGGAACTGCCGGATGGATTCATCTCCTTAACAAAGAGGAGGATCTGTCTATGCTGCGCGGTACGCTAAAGCATGTAAGCACCCTTGCCGGCCTAGAAGGTGCTAGCGCCCTGGTAGAGTACCGTGTATCGAGTTTGGATAACTTAGTATCGAAGGCGCGTGACTCTGATGTAGTCAGTAAGAGGATTATGGACCTTGCTCCAGCGGCTTTAACAGAGGGCATTAGAAACAAGTACACCATCTTGTCTTCAGAGATCAATACAGCGATTCAGCTTCTAGAGGACGGTGACTATGCGGGGCTTGCTATTCATTTAGAGGTTGAGCATAAGTCGAATCCTGAAGTCTACTTGATGGCACCAAAGCGGCAGAGTCTAGAGATGCCAATGATTAAGCGATTCGCTGATGCCCATTCTACGCTGATTAAGCGGGCAGTTATGGCGGGTAAGTGGGTTGTGCAAACAGGTGTGCCTGGGGGCAAGGTCCAGCTTGTTCTAAATCCATCAATAATGCTGACGAAGGATATTGGTGGGCCGAACCTTATCAAACGCCTAGAGGCTCTGCGCGAATTGCGTCCAGACTGGAAGGGGTCAGGCCGTGAACGAAGGGCGGCTCTGTTACCCAATGCTACATCAGCCGATATTGAGAAGTTCATACAGGATGGGCTCTCTCTGACAAGGACAAAGGGTGGACTCGTTGGTGGGCGAAAACTGCCTCTGGGTCCGATAAAGGTTTCAAGCCGTAATGTGGACTTGCCCTCAAAGGATAAACCAGGCAGACGACCGAAGCGTAAATGGGGAACCGCTCCCACTACACATCCCACGGAGCAGACTTGGCCTACAAAGGAAGCCCCTATGAGGCAGCCCGCGGAGGGCGAACTGCCTACATGGGGAACGACCTTAACGCTGAGTCGTGGTGGAGTTGAGATCAATGTTTTATTTCGTGGGACGGGGACCTCGAGTGGGGACACCATTACAGTCTTCCCCTACAACCCCAAAGGTGAGGGCACAGCATGGTTTAAGGAGATGGGCTATGGTCAACGAGCGCTTCTCCACACCTTCGCTCGTTCCATTCCTGCATATTGGCATCTTGACGGGAATCGCCTGGCCGAAGCGGATCGTGCAGTTGTCTCAAAAGCGTTTGAGATGGAGGACGCTTATATAAACGAAGAGACTGACTTCCTGGCGCTAGATCCTACTACCGCGGGCATTCGCAAAAACTTTGCGAGTATGGGCGGGAGTTTATTGAGCATGTGGGATGCCAGTAAACTGCCTCTCATTAACGGAAGCGCGGAGATGAGTACCGTATTCCTGATGAGCTATGATCGGTGGCGTGAGGACAGCGCCGAATGGGTTTACCGCCTTGATGCCGACCTGAAAAAGAATAGGGAAGACATTATTGATTATGTTGAGAATGTGGAGGGGCTGAAGGGGCTGTCTAATATTAGGGCCAAAAATGCCCGCATAGATCAGATCCGCGCTGCGCTATTTGTTCGGATGGACTTAGATTATTGGGCTGTTAGCTAGGGTGGTAGAGCAACACAGCTATACAGGAAGGGCTGGAAGGCCCCTTTGGATGAGCAGGGTCTATGGGATTACTTTGCCAGAGAGGGCAAACTGACCAAGCAGCATCGTGATCTGTTCAACTTGGCTATGGAGTTTAGATCCAACCCAGGCAAATGGGCTTCCATAAATACCGTCTTCAATCGGATGGATCAGTCGCAGAAGATAATGAGCGAGATGGCCCTGAAGGCTAAGTTGATTGACCGGAAGGTTGATTATCACATGCACCTTGATTGGGACCACCCTGATGCATCTAAAGAAGACATCTTTGAATCCATTGGGTATCGGATGGATGTTGGTGCTGCTGCTACCCCTAAGCGTTTCGTCTCTGTCCTTGAAGGATGGTCTCGCGGCCTCAAGCTCAAGAGCATAGATGGCGTAATGGCTATAAAAAAGAATGGTCTTGCTGTAGTAGAGTCTACACATAACAAGGCCCTTGCTTATACGCTTGAACTAAGCGGGATCATAAAGAAGGTTGGCCGGAAGCCTACGCCTGGTTATGTCGAGTTGGAAGACCGCACATTCAAGGGCTATGAGGCTGAGAAGTGGGTTGCCAAGTTCCTGAATAATGCGATGAGCAGGCTGCGTGTTATAGATATTGAAAACTCTGTTTTTCGCAAGTACATGCACATGACGATTGCCATGAAGCATAACTTGCTAATGCTTGGCTTCTTCCACCACCACGCATTCCCTCGTAGCTATTTCTTTACTGTAGACAGTAAGACTGCATGGAAGGACTTCCTCAAACTCGGGCATATAGCCAAGGCCTCACTTATGTCGTACATGTATGCGGCTGGAGGTGGCACCAGGAAGTCCCTAGACAAGACCGCTGACCGATTTAATGGGTACTCTATGGGGCGTGATGCAATCTTGTCACGGGCTCCAATGCTGATCGAGCTTATACGCGCTGGCCTCAAAGTGCAAGTTGGTGAAGATGTTAGGGCTACTTCTTCTGGAGGCGGCTACGATATGGATGAAGTCGCCGTAATGGATGAGCGTCTTAGATCTGGGGCTGAATGGTTAATCAAGCAGGGCGCGCCAAGAGTGTTTGCAAACAAAGTGATTGGCATGCTTCAGGGCGTTCGTGACTTCCAAAGGCAGACAGCGACATGGTTGTTTAACGATCTTGGGTCTAATCTCAAAGCGGCTCAAGCGATTCTCCACATGGAGGAGTTAGTCGAGAAACATAAGGAACGCTTGAAGGTTGACTATGACGGGAGTTTTAGAAAAGGCCTGGCCGGGCAGGTTGCCGATCTTAGTAATGGCGACTTCGGTGGAATAAACGAGTTGGCAAGAGGCGGGCGATTGGACACGCTTGCCGGGACCGGTATAGCTATGCCTCGTCACGCCAGAAGCCTTATGTGGGCTAGGGCTCTCTTGCTTGCCCCCGACTGGACGGAGTCAAATTTAATGACCGTGCTTCGCTCTGTGTGGAAAGACGGGAAGATGGCTGAAGAAGATGAGATGCTAGAAATAGGCCGCAAGATGCACCAGCACATGTGGGTTCGTGTTGTTTCCCGCGGGCTGTTCCTTCAGATTCTGATTAATGCGATCATGGCTGGGCTTGACGATGACCGGGACTTCTTGGACATCTATAAGCAGGCGGGCTTCCCTGGGTACAGCGATGACCTTACGCCCAAATGGCAGAAGCTCCGTTGGATGGAGGCGAACCTTAGTGGCTTGAGTCCGAATGAAAGCAGGAAATTTATCTCTGTTCTTGGCCACTTCGCTGACCCTTTCCATTGGGTCGCTGATATGTTTGGTGAGCGCGGTGGAATAATGACTCCTCTAATGAAGAAGGGAAGCCCAGGTCTGAAAACCGTTTTGTCGTTTATAGATGGGGTTGACTGGGCTGGTAGACGGTTCAGTACATGGGATGAGTTCTGGGGTACTGACGATGATGCTGGTATTTATCAACGCAAAACAAAACAGCCTGATGGTACATACAAGTATCCTGGCCAGAGTAAAGCTGGTAGATACAAATGGCAAATCAGCCGTTACGGTGTAGACAAAGGCTCGGTTGGTATAGACCAAATGTTCACATATACCTTTGAGCAGCTACGCCGATTCATGCCTATCCAGACCAGGACTATTATGGATACGGCTATGGGCAGCAAGGATGGCTTTGATTTAATGGGGGATTTGCTTGGCTTCAAGGCGTCACGAACATGGCCCGATTGACCACAGGCCCCGCCGCTCAAAGACGCCTGGCCACGGCTCCTTTGAGTCTATAACTGTGGAGCGGGCCAGGAAGAAGGGCCAGCTAATTGTCTTGGTAGAGGGCGCTCCCTTTATTTATGATGGTACTGATTTGGAGGGCTGGGTGATGCGAATTGCTGTATCGCTAGACCTGTCGAACCTGGATAAGATCCTGACCACTTTGAGGAGACTTTCAACATGAGAAAAGAGCTAATTGCCGTGATGATTTGCTTGCCTTTATTCTCGTCATGTGACGCGCTTGATGGGTGGGCATATAACTCGATGTCTGCTGAAGAGCAGGCATATTTCGATTCGTATAGTGCGTCCGCGGAAGTTCAGGATCGCAAGATCCGCGATCTCGAGGGCCGTATTAGGGTCACTCTGTCCGAGCTTCGTGAGTCCCGTAATGTTGATGAGCTTCAGGATGGAGTTGCTGGGATCAGGGCTCTGCAGGAAGAGCATGAGAACGCTGTAGCCGCGTATGAGGATGTATCTTCTCGCGCTAATAGCGTCCTCTCCGACAGTCTCAGCAAGACGGGTGGCGGGTTTCTGGCATTCCTGGATCCCTTGGTGCCTGTCCCTCTGCAGCCCTTAGTCCCGGTTCTCTCTTCTCTTGCTGTGATGGTGATGAGCCGCCGTGGCCGAAAGCATGCTGCGAAGGGCATCCGCCATGCCACTACAGGCAACCTGGGCAGGCTGATCTCGTCAGTATTGTCTGCTGTTGGTGCGCGTCACTCCAATTCTGATGCTGCTGGGGTATTGGCTGGGGCTGCTGTTGCTGCTAGATCCCAGATAGCTGATGGGGAATTGCCCCCTTCAGCCTTAGATGCCATTGAGGAGGCGCGGACCAAGGTAGCCGCCAGCGAGTGATGGCTGATCTACAGCAGCAGGAGGGGACGGCTGAGAAGCTGGCTGTCCTGACCCACTCCGTAGATGCCCTCAGAGAGCAGGTAGCGTGCCTCTCTGGCGCGATACGGGGGAATGGGGGTCCAGGCATCCAGACTAACCTAGCGGTTGTCCAGCACCGTCTCACGGCTCTTGAGAATTTCGAGCGTCAGGTGATCTCAGCGAAGCGTTGGGCCTGCCTGGGAGCCATTGGATTTGGGGCCTCCCTGATCGCAGAGTTTGTTACCGGATTCTCTGGTTGACGCTAGGAGCGTGATGAGATTGTCGATCATCTCTTCGTGGTAGACGCAGGACTGGGACTCTAGATCCTCAATCCGTTGGCGTAGCCTTTCTATGATGGTCCTCATTTGGGCCCCCAATAGGGGGTCCAGGGCATAGAGGCGGTCAAGTGGGCTTGTCATGGTGGTAAGCGGCCCCCCCGCCGGCCCACAACAGGAGCAGGTAGGGGGGCCAGCCGCTGCCACACTAAAAAACAGCGGCTATATCAGCGGTTCACGGTCAAAGATATTGGGAGGCGTTTCTGGGTCTTCTGGGTCTTTCGGCTTCTTCTTGGCCGGAGCCTTCTTCTTGACGGGTTTCTTCTCTGGCTCTGGCTCTTTGGCCTTGGGCTCAAGCACAGCATTACGCTTGATGATCGGATCATCCTCTGCCGGCAGCGCCATAGACCGTGGAATGGTTTGCAGTTCCTCGTCAGTATGCATGCCTAGAAGTGCGCTCGGAGCGTGTAAACGGATAAGGATCGCTGAACTGCGGTAGCTGAGCATTAGCTGAGGCATCGTTTTATACTTAGGATTGCGGTCCCAGCCCTCTGCTTTTGCCATAGCCATGTCGCATGTGAATTCAACCCTAGCATCTGTTTCAGCCATGATTGCCCATGCCGTAACGCTGGGAATTGGTGTGGGTGTCCAGTCGAAATGAATGCCCCCTTTGAATATGCCTGACCTTGAAGCCATAGCGATGCCATATTTAGCCGAGAATCCCGGTGTGCCGTGTACAACATAGAGATTCTGCATGATCTCCATGACACCTACATTCATTCTCTGGGCCATGTCAAGAGCGATGAAGCAGTTGGCAGGCTTGTTTCTAAAGGCGTCAGGGATGATGTCCGCCTTAGCTAGTGTGGATGCGAAGCGCATCATCTCTGTTCCGTGGCTTGGTGCAGGTAAGTTCTCGCCTGCTCCGTTGGTGTTTGCAATTTCAGTCATTAGTGATTACCGGTAAGAGCGTCAATTTCACGACGCGAAAAGATGGGAAGGTCAATATACCCAATGGACTCGGAATACCCCGGCCAGTGGTTGTTTTTGAGGCATTGACTGTAGCGGATGATGTCGCGTTCGTATTGTAACCTGCCGCGTTCAATGTCTTCTAGGCGAACTGCGTATAAAGCTACGCCGAATGGGGGATATTTCTCTACGACCATAAAGACGAACTGTGCGTTTTCCGATACGACCTTGAGGGCCTTGAGGCCGTCCAAGTAATAGCTGGCCTGTACTTGGTACCTAAATTTGTGCATGCTGCTGGCGAATGCCCAGCGACCTGCATCAATAGCGGTCTTTAGGTCAATGACAAGATCGTCATGGATGATGTCTGGCCGGCAGCGTGAGGCCAGCCCTGTTGTGGGATCTTCCCAGGTGGCGCTGGCTTCAATATGCTTCGCGTGTTTGATTAGGTTGCCTGCGATTGGATGTAGATCTACGGCGTCCCTCATCAACAAGATCCTGTCCATCTCCTCTTGAGTGATGATTGTCTTGCCTTCGCTGTTTAGCTCAAACTCCTGGGCGAGTTCCTTGCCGGCCTTGGTGCGGCGATCACATTTGGGTAGCACGGCCAGCTCCTCCGAAGCGTTCTCTGGTTCCAGGATCATAGTGTGGCTCGCAGTCCCGAAAGCCATGGCCTTCGTTGCTGGTTGGTGTGAGTGCTTTGCAGCCCAGTAGTGGGCAGGGGATTTGGCGATGTCATCTAGGTCGTGTTTGCTAACGGCATCCCAGAGATGGTACTCCGAGAAGGGGATGTGATTGTAAATGCCTGGCTTAGTGGTAATCATGCCCCAATGGTACCCTGATATTTATTCATGTCAAGACTTGCGTAGAATTTCCGCAATGATATAATGCGGGTATGAAGCAGAAAGTGAAACCCAACAAGGCCTTAGCCGAGCTAATCAAAAGCACAGGTGGCGTTACCCAGATAGCCGTAGACGCGGGCGTGACTGAAGGCGCGGTTCGGTACTGGATCCAGCGTGGTCGCGTTCCTGTGCCTGCTGCACGGGTCCTGGCGTCCAAGTACAACATTGAGGAGATCGGCTTGTCCCGCGATCAGAGGTCGGTGAAATGAAAATGCTCCCGTATTTTCCGTTTTACCCCGGTGAATGGCTCCGATCTCCAACAACCATGGGCATGAGCCTGCAGGACCAGGGCGCGTACCTAAAGCTGCTCTGTGTACAATGGGAAGATTCGTGCGTGGACCCAGAAGACATACCTGCAATCCTTGGTATGGATGATGCGGCTGTTACAGCGATGTTTGGGAGGCGCGTCTGGCGCAAGGCATTCCCTGTCTCGGACGATGGGATGCGGCGTAACGCTAGGCTGGCTGCAGAGAGAGAGACTGCTATTCACAAGGCGGAGGTTGCCTCGAAAGCGGCTCATGCGCGATGGGAGAAGCACAAGTCTGAGGGGTCTCCGGTACGCAAGAGACGAAGCGCTAGTGCGGAGCTACAAGCGGCTATTGATGAGTATAATTCCGCAGGAAAGCCTCTCTCGTCTGATCTCGTTGAGGCGATGACGGACTATATGAAAGCGGGGCAGAAGGACGGTCGACCAATTTGGTCTGCAAGTAAATGGAGGCGCAATTTCCCAGACTCGATGGGTTCAAAATTCACGGAGGCTCAATGGGTTGATGCGTATCAACAAGGGGCTCGGAATGGCTGGAAGAGCGTCTTCCCCAAAGAAAGTAACGGCAGAGGCCCTGGGCCTAAGCCAGCCAATCGGGCACTAAACAACCTAGCGAGGTGGGAAAATGACGGAGCGTATTAGCAAGACTGAACTGGCGAGGATCATGGCACCACTCACTATTCTGCCTGGAGCGGATAGGATGACAGCCGGGCATTGGGATGCGTACCACGCAGTCTTGAAGCATTTCTATTCGATAGAGTTATCCAAGGTGGTCAGCGAGATGTTCCGTACATCAAAATGGTGGCCGATGCCAGAGGCCATATTGACTAGGCTCCACAGCCGGCGTAAAAGCCTGGGGCCTAATTACGAGGAGCGCCTGGAAGTCCTGGCCGCTGGGGGCCAAGACCCAGGACCCATGGTGCTGTTGACAGAAGCCGAACGTGCCGATATTGTTGCCGCTATTCCAGGGGCAGCAAGGATCGGTCATGCGAAGAGCAGCGAGAATCGACAGCAACCAGAACGAAATCGTTAGACATCTGCGCGATCATGGCGCGTCTGTCCAGATCCTGAGCGCCGTTGGTAATGGCTGTCCAGACATCCTGGTTGGCTACACCAATGCCGCGGGGACACGGCGCACGGTGGCCTTAGAGATCAAGGACGGTCGTAAGCCCCCGTCCCGCCAACGACTAACCAGCGAGGAACAGGCCTGGTTCGACTCTTGGAAGGGAGATGCCGCCGTAGTCAATTCCATCTACGAGGTTGATCTCATCATGGGGTGGGATCCTGATCGGGACCGGGCTGAGGGCGAAACGCTCTAAGATTTATCGTTGCGTTTGAGGTTGGGTATTTAGGACTCAGGCTGTTGCGTGTGTCAGGTAGCCCTTGTGTTCGTTGTGATGATAGTTCTTTTGTTGGGTTTTCCT